ATTAGTTTCATTTATTTTTCCCCTTTTCGTTTTTGCAATCTTTCAGATTCTTTCTGTCTTATTGAAGGTAATAATTTTTTTGCTATTCTCTGAATAATTGATTTTTTCTTATCTACCATTTTTTCTAACTTTTCTCTACTAACAAAAGATAATTCATCCTTATCACGATTTTTTAATATTTTATTTTGAATTATTTTTCTAGCTGCTTTGCCTGCACGTTGTTTTAATTTTCCTGAAGTAGCTCTTTTTCTCATAGAAATTTCACGCTTTCGTGCAATTATGCCACTTTTAGCTTTCATCATACGAGAACGCTTCATTCTTTGTTGTAATGTAAGAGCCTCTTCCATCTACTTTTCCTTTTTCTCTGCTTCTTTCGTATCTGCTTCTGCTTTTTGAATTGCAACATACTTAAACGCATTCTTAAAATCATCAATCGCGGCGTATGCTTTATCTCTCATAAGATTAGCAAATTCAGAATTTGCTCTTGAGAATTTCTTATCAATTACGCTCTGTACTATGTTGGACTTTATCTCATCACTCATTTTAATTCCTTTCGTTTAATATAAAAGATTCATCATTTATTTTTTCTCTAAGTAACCCTTCGTCAATCTTAAACTCTATAGAAGCTTCTAAAATTGATTTGTTAATTTTCTCAATTCCGTTTATATCTGTAAGTTTGAAAGCATATCTAATTGCCTCATTAATCTTTTCAGAATCACTTGGAACTATTTTATTTTTATAATTATTTAAAAAGCTAGATTTAGATATACTCATTATCAATCCCCTTGATAGTCTAGTAAGTCTGGGTTAATCTCGGCATCATCAGGATCAGTACCAGTTTCACCTTTAATCTGCCTATCCAACTCTTCGATTTCATCTTCAGATTGTCGGAGAACATTTTTTCTAACCCATTCGTTAGAATAATATTTTCCAATGTATTCATCCAGTGATGAAAGGACTTCAAGACGCTCTCTAAGAATTTCATTTTGTTTCAACTCTGCATAATGAGAATCTTTTGTCCAAACATATTCTATCGCATCTTTAATTTCGTACCAATCATCTTCTTTAATAACTCCTTTAAGAAGCAACTGTACTCTAAGTAAATCTGTAAATAGAGATGAAAATCTTTGTCGTAATCTTGAAATAAACTTAGCAAACTTTATTTCATCGCGATTAATCTCTGAGGTTCTTCCAAGATTGAATGAAGTTGATTCTGTTCCTTCAATCCTTGAAATAGGAATGTTAAGAGACTGATAAAGTTTCTTTCTAAAATATTCTATGTCGTCAATCTCTCCAAGATTCTGTCCTGAAGGCAGAGTATTAATTTCAGTACCCCGTCCACCCTCACGCCTTGGTAGCCAGAAATCTTCCAGCATTGACATTTGTTTTTTCTGATCTTCTACTTCACCCGTCTGGGCATTGTATACAACTTTCTGTTTATACTTATCCATAACAGAACGCAAGTATTGTTCTGCTTTTAATTTAGGCAAGTTACCAACATCAATATAAAAAATTCTTCGTTCTGGAGCTCTTGCCAAACGATAGATAACAAGTGAATCCTCAATCATCCATAATTGGTTATAAGGTTTAATTGATTTATATAGATAACCTATAACAACTTGTTTCTCTGCGTCAATCATTCCAGAATGAACATAAGAGATAGCATCAGTCTGAACTTTTACTTCTTCATTATGTTGTCTACCGCCAGGAGTAAACTGTCCTGTTGCTTGGTCTGGTTTATAAATAAAATATTCTTCTATTTCTTTTACAAACTCAACACCCGTAACCGTATCTTTTTCTTTTTTTATTTCACGAATTTTTTTAATATCAAGTGCATCAACTGAAATTAAATGTTTAATTCCTTCTTTTGGTTTTGTTTTATCAATAACAATATGATGATAAAGTTTACCATCAATATACCATTTTCTAAAAGTATCATAACCAGTTTTATTAAAATCTAAAAGCTTTACGATATTTTTAAATTCATCAGAAATCTTTTTCTTAATTGCATCACTTTGATCTGATTTTTCTAAAGATAAATTTACGGATGCTTTTCCAGTTTCATGCAACACGGCTTCGTTGATAACATCTGTAATGGCTAAGTCAACTTCTTGTGTCATTGCCATTTCCCGATATTTCTGAATAAGAACATTTTCGTCCCTTGCATCAATATCAGTATTTAGATATGTACCTACAAATCCTCCACCTTCGACATATGTAATTGCACCATCATCATTCTCTGGTGTTACAAATGTTTTTTGTGTTTTCTTTTTTGAAACTGAAAAACCAAATAAATCAAAAGCCATATTCTTATCCTTTATTCATTATGAAAGTTAAGGGGGAGAATAAACTCCCCCTTATCAAAAAATTAAGTACCAATACTAACACCAACACCACCAATATTACCTCTAACTTGGAAGTCAATATCAAGACCACTACCCTGTCCATTAGGTTCAGGATTAGAAGAACTATACCAATTATTAACTGCGAAAGTAACCTGAAATTCTTCAACTGAATCATTAGTATCAAATCCCAAATCAATTGCAGCTACATTCGTTGGATAAATGTCTTCCATTGTGTATGTTGCAATTGCTGTACCTGTTCGTGATAACTGTTGAACAACAGCATTACCATAAACATCAGTTGCAGCTACACTTCTAACAGGTTCTCTATGACCTTGAAGAACTTGCATCCATTTTTCAAAATATGACCTAGCAGACCATTCTCCATCATTGAAAACTGTTAATGTCCAATCTTCAAAAGTTCTGTCGCCAGGAACTTTCAGTTGACGGCCTCGGTAAGGAACATCAACATTTCCGATGGTAGAAGCAGGAATACTTGCTGCTTTTCCCAAGAATGAAAAGTTTTTCGTACCAATACCATTAGGGCCTTTTGACATGAAAACTCTGAATTGATTAGGTCTTACACCACCTTGAAACTGACTCTTAAATTCTGCGATATTACTCATTGTTTGTTACTCCTTTATTTTATTATATTTATAAGACTTAACCACCAATTTCTGAGAAAGATACATCAGAACGAGCAGCAATAAAGTTAAGTTGAATGAAGTTAATAGACCTGTTTGGTTTGATATAAATATCACCAACAAAATTA